CTCTTGGTTCTCAAGGATAACACTTGTAACGGCACGTCTGTATGAATCCGTGATCTTTGGAAGATCAGCGTGTTCTAAGACTGGCTGCCATTTTTTTTCGTAAGTTTCAGATAAGTACATATCTTTATCTCTCCTCTATTATTTCGACAACTTAATGTCTTTTGTTTTTGTAATAGCGGCGGTATAAGCAGCCATCGCTTCTGACAAATCAACGTTTGTTGTTTCTTCGCCTACCGCTACATTATCAATGTCATTCTCTTGTTTGACTTCTTTTTTACCAAAGTAAGATTCTTTAATAGTTTCTACTTTAGTTTTGAACTCTTTAGAATTTGAAAACTCAACTTCTTCAGCAAGTTTGTTAAACTTTTCTTTTTGAGTATCTGTTAAATCAGCAGATGCCTCATCAATGATGTCTTGTTTTACCAATTCACCATTTTCTTTATTCAGTTCAACATTCTTTTCAATCTGTTCGTTAAGTTTTTTCTCTAAGTCTTCAATTTTAGAAGCTTGATCTTCGAGCACATCATATTTTTCATCTGGAACATCAATATAGTGATCTTCAAATAATTTTTTAAGACCACTGATGAAGTCCTCAGCAATTTCTCCCTTAATGCCTCGCTCAACAGCAAGAGCGTTTTCTTTCATCCATTCTTCTACTACGTAAGATAGATAAGAGTCAACTTTCTCTACTAATTCAGCTTTAGCACTTTCGGATTCTTCTTTAAGCTTTTGCTCATAGCTTGCGTTCATCTTTTTCTTCATTTCTGAAACTTTTGATTTCAGAGCAGCTTCAAAGATTGTAGCAGCTTTTGACTTAAATTCCTCAGATAGACCTTCGTCAGCAGTTAAAGCCTCAACGTCAGCTGAAACATCAATAGTTTCATCTTCTTCGTTTACTACTTCTTCCTTAACTTCGTCTTCTTTGATTTCTTCGGAACCATTGTCAACAGCAGTTTCGTCTTCCTCTTTTAGTTTTGGCATTGCGTCAGCACTACCTTGACTTTTTTGTTGAGGATCGCCAGAAACTTGCTTAGTTTTTTTCGTTGCGTCTGGATTGCTGTCTGTTGGTTTTACAACAGCAGGACCTAAATCTTCTGCCTCGTTTGACAATTTAGAAGGTTCAGCCGCTACAGCATTTTTCTTAGGAGCATCTGCTTGAGGGTTAGCAGCGTTTGCTTCGCTAACTTCTTTAACAGCTTCCTGTTCCAACGCCTCGATGTTTTTTTCTGTTTCGGCCATTAGAAATCTCCTTATTAAAATAACTAGTTATTTCGTTTTTTGTTAATAATATTTATAAAATTAAAGTTTTTTAAGAAACGATTCAAACACTTTTAGCTTAGTTTCTTCTAAAGCTCTTTGTTTCGCCTCTCTCACTTGTCGCTTCCAGGCTTGTATGTCTTTCTCTACGAGAACGCCATTTTCCCAAACCCACTCCCTCGATTCCATAATGCCTTCAACGAAAGCATCAGGTGCCGATGGATCAGCAACTATATCAGCGGCTGTAGCTAAGTAAAAGTCATCTTTTACGTAGTTCGCACCGTTTCTTTGAAGTAATGAACCCATACCTCGACTTGAAACACCCAATTGAGCGCCCTCATCTATAAGACCTTTTACAATCTTACCATATGGAGTATCCATTATCTTCGCTTCACCAATAAAGTTATTGCCGTCTGGTGCCAACTTAGTAATCATATGTGATACTCTTTCTAAGTTAACAGTTGGACCATCTGGATGTCCCAACTCGCCAAAAGCACGTTTTTTATTGATAAACTCTCTATTGTATCTATTCACTTCCTTTTCCAAAATCTCTTTTGGATAAACTCTTCCATTTCTATTTTTTACATTTGACTGTAAAAAGATACCTCTAATTTTATAATTCTTTTTGCCGTTTGTTTCTTCAACTAGATATTCGGCGTTAGATACTTCTTCGGAAATTAGTTTCATTTTTTCTCTCTTTTTTCGTATTACTATTTATAAGTTTTTTTATCTAAACTCTATAATTAATGAGTAATTATCGCCATTTGCGAAGTTTTTTGTACTTAAAAGTACATCTCCTGTAGGTGTAGTAGCATTGTTAGGTATCTCATCTCCAGCAGGTCTAAAATCCCAATAACCGTTGCCAGATAAGAATAAAGCAGTCGCATTTGTAGCACCACTCCATATCAATTCTACACCAGACTTGTTATTCGCAGTATTAACTGAATACCAAATCTTACTAATTTTTCTATTACCATCTTCAGTCATAAAAGTTAATTCTGAAGCATCAACTTTTCGTACTAAAGTTTCGCCTGTACCATCTGAAAAGTTTGTAAGTTTAACTACATACTTTACTCCAGAAGTATCAGCAATTGTTTGTGTTGTTACTGTATCAGCCATTTGTATAACCTGATTCTTTATGTGCCTCGATAACTACATTATACTTTGTAACATTCGAGTCACTTGTTAATAAAATATCTCCTATAGCGTCTTTAACCTTTTCTTCACTAGGTTTTAAACCGTAATTACCTCGTCCACTTATTACAACTTGTTTTGTTGTATCATTTTTAAAAAATACAGTTACATTACCTGTACCTAAAACTTCGTATTGTATATTCGCAATAGAAACTTTAGGCTCACTTGTAGCGTTGTTTGAGTTAACAACATCTACTAAAGATTGTTCTGTTTCATCTCCTACTCCATTAGCATTTACAATAATTTTAAAATTATCATCAACTAATTTTGTAGTAGTAATAGTCATTAACTTCTTGGTGAACCTACAGCACTTGCGTGTCCATCAGCAATAGTTACTAAATCTTCGGGTGCTTTTTCAATGATAACTGTATCTCCAGCAGCGTGTAAGTAAACTTGTCCAACGATTGTACTATCAGAACCTTTTACAGTCACAGTTTGTGTTGCTCCTGTAGCAGTAATTCTAACAAATTGAGCTCTACCAATATTGTCGTCTGACGGATTGTTTACGACACTACCTTTTACGATAAATGTTTGTGCCATTTTATTTTTCTCCTAATTGTTCTTCTAATTCTCTATCAAAATATTCTTCGATAGTTTTTCTATTAATATTATGAAACTCGGCTACTTTTTCAATAGCACGGTCAAATTTAGTTACAATATAGCCAGACTCTTTTTCAATAATTTTATAAATGTCATTGATAGCTTCTTTCATTACAGGCGGCAATTCTTTATATGCCTTTGAATTAAAAGTATCAGTTTTTAAATTATTGAGCGTTGTCATTAGTCAAATCTATATCTGCTTTGCCATCTTTGTTTAAAGTTGGTGAAACAGAACCATCTTGGTTAAATGTTCCTGCGTCAGCAATCACTGGTTTAGGATCGCTAAAAGATTGTGCTTCAGGATTTAAAGTTGTTTGACCTGGTGTTTGAGTTTCATCTGTTCCATTAAACAAAGATCCAGCCAATTCTTTTCTTCTAATATCTAAAGCGTCACCTACTTTTGCTCTTAAAGCATCTTTAAAAGCTTCTCCAGCATCGGCATTGTCGCCGTCTGCTAATTTGTCTATAAAGTTTTTTACTTCTTCACTCATTGTTCATCTCCTATTGTCTGTGTTTCAGGTGAAGATATAATACCATCATCAATTTCTTTTTTGATTTGTTTATCAATATCTTCAATCTCTTTATCAGATTGTCTAAGTATGTTTTTTCTCACATACTGTACACTATAAAACTTACCAATAAAATCTCTTACTTCATTAGCAAGTTGTATTCTTTCTCTCATCATTTCAGCTTGTTTTAATTCAGCAAAATGACCGTCTTGTAAGAAATCGTATTTAACATAATCTCTAATTTGATGCCATTCTTCTTCAGCAATTACGCCTTTTAACACCAACTGTGTTCTTAATAGATCACTAAAAAGTTCTGTAAATTTCTTTCTTAATCTTTGTACAAACTTAGTAAATTTAAGTTCATCTCTTGTTATTTCTGTTGAACGACCTAAGTTAAATCCTGTAGATGATTCTAAACGACTTACTGGTACGTTTAAAGAACGATATAATTTCTTTTGGAAATATTCTATATCGGTAATTTCTCCAAGATTCGCACCACCAGGCAAAGTTGTAATATCAGTGCCTCTTCCACCTTCTCTACTTGGTAACCAAAAATCTTCCAACATTGACATATAGTTTCTGTCATCTCTTATTTCTCCTGTTGAAGCATCATAGACAAGTTTATTTCTATATCTTGCCATTACATCACGTAGATATTGTTCAGCCTTTACTTTAGGCAAGTTACCTACGTCAATTTTAAATATTCTTCTTTCAGGTGCTCTAGCAATTCTGTAAATAACAGCAGCATCTTCAATCATTCTTAATTGATTGACAGGTTTAATTGCCTTGTGTAAGTATGATAAAACTATATTTTTATTTTGATCTATTAGACCTGACGGACAAAAAGCAATTGTATCAGGAGCGATTTTTATACCACCACCTGAAGTTTGTCCAGCAACACCTTTTTCATTGAACATATAATATTCAACATACTCATCTACTACAGATAGCATATTAGGTGTAGCACCTTCTGGTCTTCTTTTTCTTACTTCTCTAATCTTTTTAATTTTACGTGGGTCGATATACTTTAATTCAGTAATACCGTTTTTAGTGTTTTCTCTATCAATAATTTTTTGATAGTAGATACGACCATCAACATACCATCTACGAAAAATGTCGTGTCCTTTTGTATTAAAGTTCATTAACTCTAACACAACTTCAAATTCGTCTTCTATTTTTCTTCTTATATCTTTTCCATAAGGCAAATTATCTAGTAATAACCTTACAGGTTGTTTGTTTTCATTAGCAACAATTGCTTCGTTAACAATATCTTCCACTGCCATATCACACTCTGGATGTAAGGCAATTTCTCTATATCGTCTAATTAGATCCGCTTCACTTTTGGCAGTACCTTCCATATCAAGGTACTGACCAAAATAACCGCCAGCGGCGACGGTTTGTGTACCGTCATCCGCTTGCGTTGTTGTAAAGCTTTGTTTTGGATCTGATTGCTTTCTAGCTCTTGTAATACTAAATCCAAATAATTCAGCCATAATAAATTTCTCCTATACTAATACTTATAAAGGTATTAAGTAGTTGTTCTCGCTTCAAAATACTGATACTGTAACTCAACTGTAAATGTTTGGATAGCATCAACTGTTTCGTAGTTAAGTTCCATTGTACTTACAGATGTTGGGTATGCGCCTCTCAAAGTATATGACTTGATAGTATTACCATTTCTGTCTAAAGCATCAACAAAAGCGTCAACTTGATAGTCAACAGGATTTGTTAAGCCTTCGTTATCAGACATATTGTTAATACCGTTCTGCCATCTTTCAAAAGCATCCCTTAGTTTATAGTTAGTATCATTGATTACAGTAATAGTCCAAGCATCAAATGTTCTATCTCCTGCGATTTTTACATCTCTTCCTCTAAACTTTATGTTAATGTTACCTAAAGTCATAGCAGGAACAGCAGCAGCTGAACATAAGAAAGCTAAGTCTTCTATTTCTCCACCAACTTGGGCATAACCAGGAAAAGGCATTACTACCTTAAACTGATTGGCTCTAGCGCCACCGCCAGCAAGTTTGGCTTTGAAGTCGTTAATATTAGGCATAGTTTATATCTCCTTTTTATTAACCAGCAACTTCGTCAAAGCTGACGCCAGTTCTAGTAGCGATAAAAGATAGAGTAATAAAGTTGATTGATCTAGCAGGTTTCACAAAGATTTCTGCCACAAATTCATTTCTATCAATTACTTCGCCTGTGTTGTTAGTTTCATCACATACTACTAAAAAGTCTGTGATACCTCTTCTTCCTTGTACTTCTCTTAGGAATGGCTCTACGATATTTCTAAAGTTAGCTCTTGTAAATTCATCATTGAACTCAAAAAGTTGAAATTTAGAAGCAGTCGCAATTGCCTTTTCTAATACGATAAACAATCTTCTTACGTTGATTCTATCGAAAGCACTTGGTGAAGAAAGACCAGTTTTATCTCCAAACAAGATAGTACCTTGTCCTGGGAATGTAGCCACAGGATTTACTCTTGCCGGATATAATTGATCTCTTTGAGCTTTTGTTGGATTGTATGCCAACTTAACAGCGCCTCTTACTACACCTCGGTTGAAACCAGCAGGTGAATACCAAGCGTCAGCAGTTAAGTCTGTTCTAGCAGCCAAACCAGCAATATCTCCGTTTAGTGGAACGTATCTGTACACATCATTGTATCTGTCATACTGATATTTGTATCCACTGTCGAATACAACGTATGAAGATGATCTAATGTTATTAAAGAAACTAATAACGTTAGTTGTTTGTGTGTTAGTGTTAGTTACGTTTACTACGTCTGATCTTTCTGGTGAAGCAAATACAACAGCATCTTTTCTATTTTCAGCTATTGTAATAAGGTTGTCAATGTGAGTTGAGTCACCTTTACCAGCAATAATAAGACCAACATCAACTGTTTCAGCATCTTGGAACTTCTCGTAAGCAGTTTTTAGCTGACCAGTTGTTACAGCAGAACCGTTAGAACCACCAGAAAGTGATTCACTAGTTGGTGTATTTACAGCAGTGTATGTTGTTCCACTAGCAGCATTACCCCAATTTGATCCTGAAGTATTGTGATCCATCCAATAAATGTATTGTGATTTATTGTATATTACGTTTGGATAGTAGTTATCATCTCCTTGTGGAGTTTTAGCATCACTAGCTTTTGAAAGTTTAGAAAATGATTCTAAAACTGTTCCTGGTGTGCCTGATATACCGCCATCTTCATCAATAACGACAACGTGGATTTCATCATTTGAACCTGATCTGTTAGATACATATGCTGAAGTTCCTGGAGTGCCATCAACTTGATCGTAATATCTCCATCTTCTTTTAATTCTAGCGTCATCCGCAACAACTCTTTTTAGTCCGCCAGCACCTCTTGGGTGTTGAACGATACCAATTGAAGTTGAAGCAACACTAGTTACTCTATATTGATCGCCGTCATCAAAGTCTGCTGTAGCGGCTGTAGTTGAAAATTCAATGATGTCACCTACGTTTAAGTAAGATGTAGCATCTGAATCAACAGTTACAGTTGTGTCTCCAACAGCTAAGTCGGCTTGGTTTACTTGTTGTGATGTTGTTAGTGTTTGCTCGTAAGCATTTGCTGAAGGGCAAGTAGCAACTAATAAGTTGTTTCCCCAACTTCCAGCAGTTCTAGCAGCAAACGTACCAACAGCAGCTTGACCAGTAGAATAATTATTTGTATAATCGTCTGTGTTCTTAACTAAGATACCGCTTGAGTTAGCAGTAGCGTTAAGAGCACTTGTTTGGGTTGCTCGTACAACTCTTAGTGCGTTAGAATATTGTAAGAAGTTTGAAGCACTGAAAAAGAACTCAAAATTGTTCGTATCAGGTTTTCCAAATGTATCTACTAATTCTTGCTCACTAGAAATTGAAACTATCTCGTCTAATGGACCTTGGTTGAATTGACCAGCAAAGGCTCCTATAGAT